GGACATGGGTGGTCAACTCTCTAAGTGGGCAGGTGCAATAGCTGACTTAGACTTTGCAGAAAAACAGAACCGTAAACCTGCGTGGTATAAAACATTAGGCGGTGGTGTAGAAGCTCAAGCAATGGAAATCTTTGCAGCTAAACAAAAGGCTGCAAACATGAGAGCAGAACTTAAAGATTATATATCTGTTATGTATGGTCCAAGTAAATGGCAAGAGATACTTGAAATTGAAGCAGACTTACGTAAACAAAAAAGAGAACACGAGCACAGACGAATGGAAATCAAACAAAAAATAATTGAGTGGTCAGCAGGTATAGCACTGTTTATTCTAAGTGTAGGTGGACTAGCTTTCTTTACATGGATAGGAACTAAGTAATGGCAAACGGACAATTTGATACTCAAGCATACCTAAAAGCTAATCCAGATGTGGCGGCTCATAATTACTACGGTAGTAATCCTTTAGCACACTATTTAAAGTATGGGATGGCAGAAGGAAGAAAAGGAACTGGACTTGAAGACTTTAATGCTCAAGAGTATTTAAAAGCTAATCCAGATGTAGCAGCTAGTAGCTATGCTAGTAATCCTTTAGAACACTACCTAAACCATGGTCAAAAAGAGGGTAGACAGTATTATAGTACTACACCAGCACCTACTCCTGCACCTACAACAACTACTACAACACAGAGTACAAATTCTGGAGTTAATATTACTCCAATGCCTAGTTTAGAAATGCAGAATCCAGTGCCTGATCCTAATCGTCCTAGTCCTAATGATCCTAATAGACCCGGTGTTAATGACGCAGTTACTAACACTACAGATCCAACTGTACCTCCTAATTTCTATTACGACCAAACTATGCCTATGTTTCAGAATTTGCAGCAGCAGACAATGCAACCTGTACAGGCTCCTACAGCATACATTCAACCTCAAGCAGGTCAGGATATAGCTGCAGGTACTGGTCAAACTACAGGTGATGTAGCTGCTCCTACCTATGGAGTTGGAAGTACATCTCTTGCCACTGCCCCTCAAGCTCCTTATCAAGGACCAATAGCTTCACCGTTTGAACTTATGGCAGATCCAGGTATGCCTGAGCTTGGAACCCCAGGTCTTTCCTTTGGTAGTCGTATGCCTGATGTTGAAATCCCAGGTCTTTCCTTTGGTCGTCGTGGTGCATATACTGCTGATACAGAAACAGTCTCTGAGGATGTAAAAACTGAAACTGGTAAACTACAAGCAGCCACAACTGATATACCAGAAAGTGAACGTGTTACAGCACAGGAAGGAACTCTTGGTCCTGGGGCTACTCCACCTGCTGAAGAGTTTAATAAAGACTATTTAGAAAAAGTAACTGAAAACAAAGTTCGTGAAGTTTCTCCAGAAGAAATGACACAGTTTGCTAAAGTAGGTATTATTCCAGAAGCTCCAGATCAGACTTTTGAAGAACCTTACAAAGATGCAACTGCTGCTAAGTTTGCAACACAAACACCTGAAGCTCCTATAAGAGATGAGTATAATCTTACTCCAACACAAAGTGCGAGGCAGGATACAACAAAGGTTCAAGATGCAGCCCGTGCTCCAGAATACCCCACAACTAATGCAGCTCAAACTGACTACCAGTCTATGGTACAAGGTGCTCAGGGGAAAGTTGGTGGTCAAGAAATTATAAATCCAAATAACATTTTAGAAGGCGCTAAGTCTGTAAAAGTTATTGGTCAAACTATGGACACTCTTAACGAACAGGCTTATGCAGATGCTCAAAGTACTTCGTTTAGTCAAAAACAACTTGCTAAGTTTAAAAAAGGAGAGGTTCAACCCTTAGAAACTATACAGGGTCAAATGGAATCTCTAATGGAGCAGTTTAATAATGGTACTCCTGTATGGGCTGCAGGGGCTATGAGATCTGCTAATGCTGCTATGGCTGCTAGAGGTCTTGCAGGTAGTTCTATGGCTGCTGCAGCTATTGTACAGGCTACTATGGAAGCTGCTATACCTATTGCTGCACAAGATGCACAGTTTTATCAGCAGATGGGTTTAGCTAACTTAAATAATAGACAGCAAGTATCTCTTGCAAATGCTGCTGCTCAACAAAACTTAGCCTTACAAAACTTAAATAATAGACAAACTGCAGAACTACAAAACTCTGCTAATGCGTTTGCCCTACAATCAGAAAGCTTATCTAACTTACAATCTGCAACTCTAGCTCAGGCTCAATTTAAAGCAGCTTTGCAAAATAAAAGCTTAGATATAAAAACACAATCTGCTATTGCAAATGCTGCTAAATTTACAGAAATGAACCAGATTAACTTGGGAAATAGACAGCAAGCTACTCTACAAAAGTCTGCTGAAAATTTACAAGTTGACATGGAAAATCTAAGTAATAGGCAGCAAACTAATTTAAGCTTATTGCAAGTTAAAGCAGCTCTTATGGGTCAAGAGTTATCTAATGAACAACAGGTAGCTATGCTTCAGTCTACACAGGACTTTGAGAGAGCTGGTTTTGATGCAAGTGCTAAACAGCAAGCCTTCTTACAAGATGCTCAAGCTCAAGCTGCTCTTGAAGGCAGAGCTATGGATATCAGACAACAAACTCAGTTGTTTAATGTTTCTAGTATCCTTCAAGAACGTGGTATAGAGCTTACAAATGAACAACAGACAGAGTTGTTTAATACTACAAACAGGCTACAGAGAGATGTTACAGAGCTTTCTAATCGTCAACAGACTGCTCTTGCAAATGTACAGATTGAAGCTGCTTTGCGTGGTCAAGAGCTGAGTAATGCACAACAAGCTGCAGTATTGGATGCTGAGAAATTTGCTGAAGCTAATAACTTAACCTTTACTACTAATCAGCAATCACAACTTGCAAACTCTCAACTTATGCAGTCTATTGGACTAGCTAATCTAAACTCTGCACAAGCTACAACTCTCCAGAATGCTGCACAGTTGGCAAGTATGGATATGCAAAATCTAAACAATAGACAGCAAGCTGCAGTACAAAATGCACAAAACTTCTTGTCAGTAAACCTTGCTAACTTGACAAATGAACAACAAGTTGCTATGTTTCAATCTCAGCAAAATATTCAAGCTTTGTTTACAGATCAAGCTGCTGAAAACGCTACCTCTCAGTTTAATGCATCTAGTGAAAATCAGGTCTCTCAATACTTTGCAGGTCTTGCTGCTCAGACTTCTCAATTTAATGCAGCTCAACAAAATGCAATGAAACAGTTTAATACTGATGCTTTAAACGCTGTGGGTCAATTTAATGCAAGTTTACAAAACCAGAGGGAACAGTTTAATGCAACTAATGGTCTTGTCGTTGCTCAAGCAAACGCTCAGTGGAGACAAAACTTAGCTACAATTAATACTGCTGCACAGAACGAAAACAATATGCAGTTTGCAAAGACTGTAAATGCTCTTACTTCTACAAACTTAGATGCTATCTGGCAAAGAGAAAGAGACTTGATGCAGTACAACTATACTTCGGTTGAATCTGCTAAAGACCGTGCTGTAAATGTTTTGCTTGGAGATAAAGAATTAGAAGCTTTACGTTTAAAAATTTCTACTGCTGAAGCAAACGCAAGAGATGAAATGCTATTTAGCTTCTTGTTTGGACTTCCAAGTTTTATAAAATAGGTAAATAATATGTATACAAAAATGGTTTATCAAAAACCTTCTGACAAAGGAGAGCGTCAAATAATTTCTGGCTCTCTTGTGAGAAGACCTTTTAATAAAGAAGCTCAAAGTGTTGAAGTAGAAGACCCTCTAGCAGAGTTTAAAGGTAGAAGTTTATTTATGCAAAAGCTGGCTGAACAGGCTGCTACTAGAAAAGAAGAGCGGTATGCCAACTTACAGAAAAAGAATGAAGAGTTAGAAGAGCAACTTACCGATGTACAAACTTATGAGAGACCTAAAGAGGAATCTACAGGACTTAGATTAATGGGAGATTTGCAAGAAACTTTTGGAATAACAAAAGCACAGGCAGCAGGTATTGTGGGAAATCTTGATTATGAAACTGGTGGCTTTAAGTATTTACAAGAGATAAAGCCAGTTGTTCCTGGATCTAAAGGTGGCAGAGGTTTTGCTATGTGGACTGGTCCTAGACGTAAAGACTTTGAATCTTGGGTAAAAGAGAACAATTTAGATCCAGATTCTTATGAAGCTTCCTTTGGTTTTCTTGTACACGAAGTTCAGAATACTAATGAAGGAAGGTTTATGGAAGACTTAGAAAAAACAAATACTCCAGAAGAAGCCGCTAGAGTTTTTTCTAATCAATATCTAAGGCCGGGAAAACCTAACATAAATCAGAGAATTTCTTCGTCAAATAATTATTATAATATGGAGGAATAAATGAGTATAGCATTTGCAGCTCCTATTCCAGGACAATCACTAACAGCAGAACCAAGGAACCTACCTTTCGAAAGGCCTCCAGAAATTACAGATCCTCTGGAAGCTTTGGATATGCATGTAGAAAACATAACAAGACCTCAAGCAATGAAAGACGCTTTTTATTTTCTTGAAGAAGGTCTAGATATGGTATCCTTGGTAGAGGGTATTCTTCGTAGTGCTGTTATGGCAGGTCTGCACTCTATTGATGTAAGTCTTGCTATTGCTCCTGCACTACATGAGTATATTCTAAGTCTGGCCCTTGATGCTGATATTGAGTTTGACGAGGGTTTTGAAAAGCCTGATCAGGATAAAGGCATACAATATGCAAGAGACAGAAGTAAAGCTCTCAAGATGCTTGAAGAACTAAGAGAGTCAGATGGTGAAGGTTCTATTATGGAAGAACCTGAAGAGCCAGAAGAAATGACTATGGAACAAGAAGAGCCTCTAGAAGAAGCTCCCAGAGGATTAATGGCGAGGACTTAAAATGGGTTGGGTAGGTATAAATGCGGCTTATCAAAAGTTTAGAGAAGAAGCTCGTGAAGATGCACAAAGAGAAGAAGAAATAGCACTGGCTCGTGAGAACTCACTGTTTGAACTTGCTTTGGCTAGTGCTAAAGATAGATCTAAATACAAACAAAGCGCTGACTATACAAAAGCGGCTGCTGCAGCAAGGAGTTTAGAACTCCAACTTAATGAGTTAGATAACCTTGATGAAGAAACTTTAAATTTTTATAAGCCTATTCTTGAAGACCCTTTAGCTGCTGAAGAGCTTCAGGATTTTATTGCAGGTCAAAATAAACAAGGTATTAATGTAACTCTTACAGATGTTCCCAGCCTTGTAACTATAGTTAAGTCTAAAGCACCAGTAACTGAAAAGCTAGATTATTTAGAATTAATTACAGGTAAAGACTTTTCAGGAGATGAGGGTAAAAAACTATATAGAGACCTTGCTATGCAGATTTCTAGTATGACCTCAGTTTCAGGACGGACTGCTTTTGTTGTACCTGGCCAAGGTACTCAGATAGATCGTTCAGAACAAACTAACCGCCAAGAGGAAATGTTAGATATTATAAGTGCACAAATTGTACCTATGGCTTCAAAATTTGTAAGGGAAAACCCTGACTCAGGAAATCCAAAAGTAAGAGACATTCAGGCTGCTTTAGATGCAATAAAGAAAGGAGATAAAGACTCTAGAATAACTGGGTTACAAACTTTAATGGATGAATACTTAGATGCAACTTTGTTGACAGACCTTATAGAGATATTTCCAGATAAGTTTAGAGATTATCAGAAAAATCCTTATATACCTATAAACATAACTTCGATGCCCTTAACTTTGGATGAATAAACATGAATCAAATCTCTATAGAGGATTTAAGATCTTTTTACCCTCAGTATTCAGATTTGTCAGATGAAGAGTTAGCAAACAAATACACTGATAAAACTGGTAATGAAGTTATTTTTTCTCAGACTATAGGTATTGAGGAACCTAAATCTCTTATACCTGAAGCTGGCACATATTCTCAAGACGATATAGCTGAAAATGATAACCTGTACTATATTGTAGAGGGTTACATGGCAGATCGTTATGGGTCACAGTCTATTGAGGGAGAGAGTAGAGAATCTGTTGTAGATAGGTTCTTAAACAACCGTAGAGGAGTAGTCTCTGGTAACACTGTACGTGGTTTATATGAAATGGATTATATTAACGACATAAAAAATGATTCTCAGAAAAGTGCACGAGCTGCTGCTGCCTACCAGTTGTATGAAAATATGGCTGGTATTTTTAGTGGAGAAACTACAATAGGTGAAAAAGCAGAGGGTATTATGGACTTTACAAGAAGTGTAATACTTGACCCTGTAAACCTTGTAGGAGGTCTAATAGGCAAAGCTGCTGCAAATGGTTCTCTTCGTGCTGGTACATATGCTGCAAAACGTGCTGCATTAGAGGCTGGAAAAAGGGAGGGGACTAAAGAGGCTGCAGAAAAAGTAATTACTAAGACGTTTGTTGATGGTTTAAAAGCTTCTCGTACAGCTACTAAAGCAAAGATAGGACACTATGCTCAACAAACTTTAGGTAAGACTGCAATACAAAGATTAAAAACTAAAGCTGCAATTAAAGAAATAGGAATTGTTACAGGTATAGATGCTGCAGTAGGTGCTGGTATGGAATATTTGTACCAAGATGGACTTGTTGATGTAGATGCTCAAGAGGATATAAACTATCTGTCTGTTGGCATTGCTGCTGCTGGGGGTATTATTCTCGGCGGTATTCAAGCTGGATTAATAGCCAGAAGAGGTGTTACTGATACAGCAGTGCAGACAATGGAGTTTCCTGAACCAGAGGTAAAAGGGTTTCTTTCAGAAGCGTCACAGGCAATTGCTAAGTACGTAAAGCAAGATAAAGTTCCTATTGGCAGAGACTGGAAAACAAAATTAAAAGGTGGGGCAGAACTTTCAAAAGACAGTGCAGACTTTAGTTCTGACTTTTTCAAAGTTCTTCTTCTAGGTCACGTTAAAGAAGATGAAATAGTATTTAGAGGTATGACTCAAATAGCCTACGAAAGAGGTTTTGTATGGGCGCCTCGTTTTAAAGATGATCGTTTTACAAACTGGATGTCTGATATTATTTCTGGGGTAAGTGATAAAGAAGCTCAAGGTTTTCTTTCTTCAATAGAAAAAGCAACTGGAAATAAAATAAGAGTTCGTGGTGATGATGGTAAAATTATACCAAGATCTAAAGTAACTGGTAAAGATATTGGAGATATACTTTCGTATAAAGCTTCCGAATATGGTGCATCTCTTGGTGCCTTAGGTCAATCAGCAAAGCAGCTAGGTTTATCAATTACAGATGCAGAGTTAAAAGATTTGTATCAGTCTGCATTAGATGCAAACATAGTTAAAACTAAAAAACCAAAAGAAGAAGCTGGAATTGTCTCAGAAGCTTTTCAGAAAAATCAAAACAGACTTATCAGACTTCTTGTATCTCACCCGTCTACCAGTGCTTTAAATGTAATTGGTTGGGGTGCCAACACTTCACTGCAGACTACATCAGACCTAGTAAGTGCTTTACTGTATGCTGGTCAGGGGACTCTTCAAAAGCTTGCAGGAGATGCAGCAAAGGGTGCTAAGACACAAAAACTAGCAGCAGATCTTTTTGCAGCAAATGCAGCAAGGATAAAGTTTTTACTTGATCCAGATATGACATACACAGCGTTTCAATCAGCACTTACAAGAAACTCTGAGGCACTTCAAAGATTAGATAACGTACTTCCTGGGGGAGTTGAAGGAGTAAATGACGTACTTACAGGGGGAAAGTTTTCTCCTAGTCAGAAGCTGACAGGTTTAAAAGTAGATGATAAAATTGACTTGGTTCAAAAACTAACTCTAGTACAAGCTCAAGATGGTTTTACAAAGTCCCAAGAGTTTTTGTTTCAAATGGATAAAAAGCTGAGGGTTGCTACTGGCAAAGGTTGGAATGAATTTTATAGATCTACTAACATTGGAGATATGCCCCTACAGAAATACATGGCTTCAAAAGAATACAGAGATATAGAAGCAAGTGCTGTAGAGGATACCCTAGAGGCAATCTTTTCTAAGTCTTACAAAGGCAGAGGAACTATAGGAACCTTTGCTGGTTATTTAGAAGATGCGAGAAATGTCCCAGGGCTTGGTATGGCAGTTCCTTTTGGAAGGTTTTTTAATAACACCATAGCTTTTATGGGTAAAAATACTCCAGGACTTAATATGGTACTCAAAGGAGCTGGCTTTTTTAGTGACATGAGTAAAACAGAAGCCCTGTCTAGAAGTCTGGTTTCTGCTGGAGTTCTTTACACTTTATCAGAACAGGAAATGGATAACGTTCGTCAAGGTCTACCCATGTACTCTGCAGTTGATCCTTTGACAGGAGAAATTACAAGTCAACAGTATGACTTCCCTGTTTCTGCATACAGAGCAGGGGCTAGAATATTAGCATTAAGTCGTATGGGAGAATATGATCAGGCCATATCTGCTTTTGGCAGATTTACTCAAGATTTTGGTTTATCTGGTCTATTGAGAAATTTAGATCAAAGTCAAAGAGATACACTAGAAGCTATAAAGTTTATGGTTGATCCAGAGAGAAGGGACGTAATAAAAGGTATAGAAATTGCTGCTACTACTTTAGGAACCCAGTTTGTAAATCCATTAATGAGACCCTTAGAGCCTATAAATATGTTAGCTGGTATAGCTAGAGGAGAAGACGCAGCTCCTATCGACAGAAAACAAAATAATAAATTTATTAATAATGCCTTTCGTTATGTGGACAACATTATACCCCTCTTTTCTGGAAAGCCCTTAGCAGAACCAAGAGAAACTGCAGCAGGAGGTACTGCTGATATACAATCTACTAAGGTACTTGGTGCAAGGGTAATAAGACTTACTGACACTCAGAGAGTTATGGCTAGGATGGGGTTACGGGAGTTTGATATAAATGCAGCAAAAAAGATTAGGGATCAGGTACCTAAGGCTGCTAATGCTTACAATGGTATTTTATTTGACATCATAGAAGCAGAGTCAAGTTTGTTAATGGAGTCTGATTGGTTTGAAAAGCTAACCCCTGCAGAAAAACTTCAGCATTGGGACCAAGATGTTTTACCAAGAGCTAAAGACCTTGCAAAAACATTTTTACGACTTCAATACTCTGGTGCTGAAGATGTTATATCACAGCAGTATAATATTACCTCTAAATATTCTAAAAAAGATGTTCAAAAAGCAACTAGAGAGCTTAATCTAGGTGAGATAGAAGACCTAGAAACAGAAGAATTATATATTCTAAACAGGTATCTTGAAACAGAAGATGCCCTTAGAAAACTATCTATTTACAAAAAACAAAGAGGCAACTAATCCTCTAACATCTTATCAGCCCACTCAAAGGCCTCATGTTTGATTTCTTCAACTCTAGCACGCCCTTGATTAGCCGCCAGAAGCCCTGCAAGAGCTTGTCCTGCAAGGTAAAGGCGAGCGGTCAAGGGTTTATTTTTTATTGGCCTACCTATTTTTTTCTTTCGGTATTCCTCTGCTTCTGCCTCAAGACTTAATTGCTTCTTGTTCAAGTACTCGCTCCAAGTTATAAAAGTAAGCCTGATTAAAACCAAGCTGCCACTTTCTGTGCTCTGTAAAGTTATTGTCGTGGTGGTAGGGATTTGTAAGCTGACCCTTTCTAAAAGCCAGCCTACCTTGTTCGTAAGGAGTCATTTTCTTTTTTCCTTCATAGCCTCTAACATTCTGTTTAGGTACCACTGTGCCTTCTCCATGTCTTCTACAGGATTGTTTTTATACCTGTGCCTGTGTTGATATTTGATCATGTTTCCTTGACAGTAAGCTATAAAACCATCAACTCCTAAGACCTGCTTAATGTAATCAATACACTCGATACCACTTACATTATAATGAGCAGGTCTGTTTACTGGATCATAATCTGCCATCTACGCTCCTATGTCTACAATTTCACACACATCACCAGTACAAGCAAATGTCTGACTGCTTGAAGTGGTGTCCTCTTTTTCATACTCTGAAAGTTTAGCCCAGTCAATAGCTTTTGGCATTAAACCTAACAAAGTTTTATAATCGTGTTGTCCTATCTCCTGATAAGGTGCTTGCTGATAAGTATGCTCATTATAGGGCAGGAATGATACACCAGACATTTCATCAAAGTGTTCATGCACAAATGCACCTACAGAAAGCCACTCATCTTTTCGTACATTTACTGTAATGCTAGGTTTATGTTCACACCAGTGTCTTTGATAGATCAACCAAGTTTCTAGCTGCTCAATAGCTGAAAGATCTTCAGTTACGATAGCACCATTAGGAGCTTTGATTGGAAAACTAAATACAGTAGTAGCATCAGGTTTCATTACATCAGGCTCGTTAGGTATACCCTGTTCTTTCATGAAGGAGGTAAGAGGGTCTTTGTTATCTCCCCTGACGGTTCTAATGTAATAATTCGAATGACGTGGGTGTAT